AAGTTTAAATGCGCTGTGATGTGTGCTCTGTGGTCTTGACCAGGAAAAGCTTGAAAAGGTTTACCAGAAAGTGCATCAATATTTTCTAATGCAGGATCTTTTGGTGTATTTGGAGCAGGTGGTGGTAGTATTGCATCAATATTTTTTACACCAATTGCTTCGTACATGTTTCTATAAATATTATACATGTTATGCATTCCAGGATTTGCTGTTGCAAGTTGTAATTCTGTTTGTGCAAGTGTAATTCTTTGCGACATTGAAAATATATTTGGATCTGCAACAGGTATAATATCGACTCTGTTATCAAAATCCATTTGCTTAATTGTTCTTGCACCACCCACAACATCATACGGATACTCTGGTGGTAAATATTTTGAAACAATGTTAGCTAATAATCTAAATTCTTTTTTCATCGCTGCATACAATCTTTTGTGTATCGCAGACATGACACGTGAACCACGTTCAAGAAGAGCAATTGTAGTTCCAACTGCAGCTTGTTGATTGCCATCTCCAACTTGCATCTCGGCTATTGAAGCAAATCTTTGACCTGCTTGTACAACAATACCTAGTAACTGTAACAATGTTGGTGATGGTTCTTTGTATGGTAACGGAAAGAATGCATCACGTAATGATCCACCCGGTGCATCAACATCTTTAAACTCACCTGGTTGTATTGGAGCTGCTTCGTCTTGGACTCTGACACCTCTCTGTTTAAAACCTGCTGGTAGGTTTGATAAAGTTCCTGCGTCTAATAATTGACGGAGAGCCGCCGTTGCCGTACGACTCAATCCGCCAATCATGTGAATGAGTCCAAAGCCATAAAATCCTAGTCCTGGCAGAAATTTGAAGTGGACGAAGTATTGGATCTTATCCTTCTTCGGATCATCGGGCGCATAGTTCCTTCTGATAGAAAGAACTGTCTTTGTACTTTCATCGATTGTTACGATGTAGGGAAGCTTGATACCAGTCGGTTGTCCTTCTGCATCTACTTCCTCAAAACCTTCAAGGTCAAGATTAACATGACATTCAAGTAAAGTATAAATCGGTTGTGGTTTACCGGTAGCTTTAGTTCCTTCAAGCTCTCGCTCTTTTTTCTTGAGTTCGTTGTTTGTATCAACAGCGCCTGGAGGACCTAACTCTACATCTCGGTAAAAACCAGAAACTTGTTGCTTACGCAATTCGTTCTCTGGCATTTTTATGACGTGAATAATTGCTTCCGCATCATCTAATGAGGTAGCTGTATACGGTACAACTAATTCATCTGCAGGGACAAATTTAGAAACGGCTCGTCCTACTGCTTGATCATAATAAACTTTTTTAAAAGTTGAACCTGCAAGTGGTAAATGAAATAACATAGAATCGAACTCTGGTTCGTATTCTTCCATCTTGTCCATAACAAGATAGTTCATGTAATCTTTTACTCTTTGTGCTTGCAAGTCATTTGCTGGAGTTTGTATTCCAACAACTTCTGTTCTAACAGGTCCATCACCTGGTAGTAATTCTTTGTAAGCTTGTGCTTGAAATTGTGTAACTGCTTCTGCAAGAACTGGGTGAGTTGCACCAGATGCACCTTGAAACGGTTCTGATCTGTCTTCGTATTTAAAACCTAAAAGATCTAAACCATCTCTATAAGTTCTTTCCCATTCTTTTCTTGAAGCTTTGTAATCTTGATAGTTACCTGCTTGTTCGTTACCAATTGGTTGTAAAACATCTTCAGGTAAAATGTCTGCTAAATTATCAAAATGATTTTCAGTTCCTGGTATGTTAATTGCACCTGGTTCGAAATCTATTGTTGCGCCGCCATCTTCTTCAGGTGTAACTTCTACCGGACCTTTTTCTACTTCCTCCTCTTGAACACTAACTTCTTCGACTTCCTCTTCTGTAGGAACGTCAATTTCTGTACGAGTGTTACTAGGGAGTCCTTTGTCTATATCTGCCATTTATATACTCCTATGTACTTGTAACATAATATTTTAGGTTTTCCAACCCTTGTGGGTTAGGTCCTGATTCTGGTGGTAAAGCTTGTGGCTTTCTTGGGTTTAAAGTAATCAGCCCACCACCAGCTGCTGCTACCTCATCTTCAAAGACGTCATAATCTTCATCTCTTCTAACGTCTCTTCTAAATCCTTTTACATCTTCTAGGTTTTTTAATCCAGCAGATCCTGTATCAAAATCTCTATCAAATTTTTCTCTGTCAAAACTTCCGTCCTCTGCCTCATAAGATTTTAAACCTTCAGCAATATCTTTTTCTTTTTTACTCATTTGTTGAATATTTAATTCCTCATCTTCAGGCATCATAATAGTTTCACTATCTTGAAACTGAGTTGTTAGATTATCTAGTTGTCCTAGATCATCTACAAGTTTATGTGCTTTGAAACCTTCTTCTCCCATAAATTCTCTTTTCTCATCATCTATTGTTTGACCAGCTAAACCATATGTTGCATCACCAATCATTCTTTCTTTAGATTCACCTTGACCATATTGATACAAAGCAATAGGTGCAGCGATAGCTAACTCTCCAAGTAATGCATAGCCAGTTCCTTTTGCTAAATTTTTTGAAAGATTAACTATGTTTCTTAACTTACCTGATGGTTTAGAAATTTTTGAAATAGCTGCAACAGCTCTTGCTGGGTTGTCATCAATTGCTTTTAAACAACTTGCTGTTACATTTCCACCAACTGCAAAACCAGCTTTTGTAATTGCCTTACACACTGTACCAAGTTGTGACCCTTTTAATCCAGAGATACCTTGTTTAATATCATCAATTCTTCCTCTAACAATTTCTATGGCTTTTGATTTGTCAGCTTTTGTATATTGTGCAAAAGCTTTTTTAGCAACTGGGTCTTTTGATAACCCTGCATAAGATTTTGCAACATCACCACCAACCAGTTTACCTGTTAGTTTACCATCAGCTCCCGGTGTAAATACTTCAAAGTTTAAAACACCTTTGACATTTTTTGGTCCACTTGCTTTTCCAGGAGCACCTCTGTAAACAGTACCAAACAATTCATCTGCTTGAGAATAATTTCTTACAATTCTTTTTCCTTTAGCTTGCAATCTTGCAAACTCATCTTCTTTTCCTTTTATAATTCTACCTGCTTTATCTATTAAATTACTTCTGTCTTTAACAACTTGTTCTAATTGTTCTTCTGCAATATTTAAAACACTTCTATCAAAACCACCCATTGGACCTCTATTTAAATCACCTCTAACCGGATACAAAGTATCTAATGTTTCTGCTTTAAATTGTGGTCCAGGTTTATCTGGATTTAGTAATGGGTTTTTAACACTGTGAGAAGTATCTAACCCCATTCCAATTTTTTGATTTATAATATCTTGTTTAACATTTAATGGATCTAGTTTTTGACTTATTGTTAATCTTTTAGATTTACTTGGCGCAGCCATTTCAACTAATTCACCAGCATTATTAATATAATGTCTAAAACCTTTATCTCTCATAAGTTTCATTCTTTTACTATCAGCAGATATAGATTGAACTAAACTAGTTGCTGGTTTACTTGTATCAAATTGTTGAGCAGTGATAAATTCTTTCATAGTTGGTTTTTTAAAACCTTCTGCTTTAGCAACCGCTCCTGTTATGTCATCAACTGTACTCTTTGAATATTCTTTAAAATATTTTTTTCTAAACGCTTCTTGATCCATTACACCTGCGTCTTTTGCATAAGATGATATTCCACCACCAGATGATTCTGGATAAGTAAATCTTAATTCTAAATCTGATACAAACTCTGCTTGTTTTGCTGGATCTTTAAATACAACATCTACCACTCTGTTGTTTTCTTTGACTAACACTACTTCTTTGTTTTTAAAATTTTTTAATTTTCTAGCTATGTCTGATCGTTCACGACCTGCTATTCTGTTGATTGCCTCTTGATTTAATTTTACTTTGTCAGCTTGACCAGGAAATCTTCCATTCTTTTTTCTAAAATTTTCAACTAATGTATCGTAAGTTTTTTTAATTTCATCTTGTTTGTCAAATAACAATCTTGCATCATCAGCAGACGATGCGCTTTTTCTTTGAGAAATAAATCTTTTAATTGCTTTTCTTTGTTCCCTGTGTGAGTTAGCATAATCAATACCATATTCTTTAGCCACAGCATCTATGTTTACTTTACCAAAGTCAGCGTAATCTTTTGCAATTTTTTTTAGTGACGCTCTTTTACCAGCTACATAAACACCGCCTCTATTTCGTGGAGATAGGTTTGGTATTTGTTTTTCAAAATCAGATAACAAGTCGTTTAAATATCTTATTTCGTCTACTGTTTCATCACCAGTAAGTGTTACATTAAATTTTTGTTTTAAATGTTTTTTAATATCAAAAGGATTTGATGGTGAAGTTAAACCCATTTTATTCAAGTTGTAAATAGATTGCATAAGTTCACGATCAGCATTACTTAAAATTTTTTTTAATGGTTTTTGAGTTGAACCTGGTCCATAGACAGGGCCTCCTGGTTCAAAACCAACACGACCACCTTGTTTCATCTCCACAACGTCATCTTCGTGAAGGTAAAGTATCTCTTCGATAGATTGCATTATTCTCCTAACATTCTAGCAATACCACCGCTAGCAAATTCATCTGGGTCGGCTACGTCTATAGGAAGTTTTGATTTGTTAGCGTCTTTAACTTTTACACCAGTAAACTCATCTAGATTTGTTGTACCTGAACTAATGTACTCTTCAAAATCTTTAGAGTAAGATCCACCAGCGTCAGGTCTATAAACCATTTCTCCTTCAAAAAATTCATCACCCGTTCCTCTTGGGTTTCCTTCATCAGGCACAGCTTTTCTTAAATAATAATCAGCAGGCATGCCTTCATCTGTTTCAAATCTTACACCCACACTTCCACTATCTAATTCATATTCTAATTCTAAATCTGTTCTTGTTGGATGTTTATATGTTTGAATTCTATCTGACTCTTTTACAAGTTTACCTTCGTTCATAATTTTATTTACCAAAGGCATAAAGTGTTCCGGCATTCCTGTTGCATCAGATTTAGCAACTGTCTCTACAACTTCTTGCACCGCTTGTGATCTTGGTTTGAATATATTTATTAATCCTGATTTAAGTCCAGCGATACCAGCACCACCTGCTGCCATTAATTTTAAAAATGCTCTACGTCCCATACCACCAGCCGCCAAACCTGCACGTCCACCTTGTGCCATGTCTTCTGGATCTTCATCAGTTAGTTTTCTTAATATGTCTTTTGTTTCATCAACTTCTTTTGTTTCAGCATCTTTTAATCTTCTTAATTCTTCTGGTGTTGGATCTAATGCACCTTTGTCATATAATCTTTTCATGTAAGCCATTTCATCTTGTTGTTCTTTAACCATGGCTTCTAACATTTCTTTTGTTTCATCACCTTTTACTGGATAGTAATCGTACTCTGCATCTTCTCCTAAAATTTCTTTGTAATAATCGTATTCGTCTTCATCTAGCTTTGGTTCACCAATGTCATACCTTTGTGCATTTTCTGCTCTTAAATTTCCGGATATTCTTTGTGTCCTAGATTTTTCTTTTGCCATCTTTTGTTTTAAACCTTCGATGCCTTCTTTGTTTTCTCTGTTCATTCTTTCTAAGATCTCTGCTTCTGTTTCTACCACTTCTTCACCACCCATAATTCTTGCTCCCGGTTTTATTTTTCTACCCTTCATGTCCATGATATCAGCTAATTGTTTCATGGCTTTTTCTTTTTGTTCTCTGGTTTGTTTTGCGGTAGCGTCGATTCTATTTAGAATAACTTTTAATTCTGTTTCATCTTTAATGGCTCTTGGATCATAACCATTACGAACTAATTTTTCTGTAGTGATAGATTCTTGAAAACCTACTTGCATCTGATTTGGTAGTTTCGTGATTCCTGAACCTTGGTCCTTGGCCAGCATCTTTATAACAAATCTTCTAATTATTGGTGTCATTTTGAAATATCACCTTTTTTATAAGTATCTTTTTTCTTCATTTCTTTTTTATACTCTTTTTTATTTTTAGCTTTAGAGGAAGTAACATTTCCATATTCTTCTATATAAGCCCCTATACCTACTTGTTTACCACCAACTTTTTTTTGACCTAATTTGTTCATGGCATCAATTCTTTTGTCTTTCCAGTCTTTTTTAGATTTTAGGGCTTTTCCAAAACCTCTTAATGCTATGCCTATTCCTTTAACCATTAATAGTAATTCC